AGCCCTCAGATTTTAAAGAAAAGGAATTAAAAAATGGCTTATGCCCCAGCCGCGAATAACCATATCAATGCCATCATCACAGACGGCAACACTGTGTACGTCGGCGGTAATTTCACTACCCTTGGCGGCGTCACTGGATTCAAGTATCTTGCACGCTACAGTGCTGTCACCGGCGCGGTTGACACGACATGGAAGCCGCAGATACCGCAGCCCGAGCCTGTCCAGTGCATGGTATTACACAAGTCAAGTAATTCAATTTTTATTGGTTCAGGCCAAGCAAATGGTTTCGTTCAAAAGTGGTCTACAACATCGGCCACACGACAATCGTTTGTAACTTTCAGCGGCGGAACTGGAATCACTTTAGATGGTCTATTCCTCGATGGAGATAATCTTTTTGTTGGCGGCAATTTTACAACTGTTGGCGGTCTTACTAGAAACCGTATTGTAAAAATTGACGTTACTGGAAATTCTGGTTTAGGAACGGTTGATGCTTCTTTTGTTACAAACGTCGCAAACGGGCAAGTGGAGACAATCGTTGTTGACCAAAATCATGTTTATTTTGGTGGGACATTTTCGACCGTTAATGGAAGTACACGAAACCGAATTTGTAAGGTCAAAAAAACAGACGGGTCTGTCGCAGATGATTGGATAGGCTCAACTGGATTTACAGGCACTAATGTCCTGTCAATTTTGCTCGGCAGTGACTCAAACGTGTATGCTTGCGGTGAAGCTCTTACTGCTTATAAAAGCACTTCAATTTCTGCGTCTTTTGTAAAATTGAACAAAAGTGGTGCACTACAATCCTTTGCAACACCATTTGCTTCAAACGTAATTTTTAACAAAGTAATAGAAGTTGACGGTCAGTTGTATGTTACGCGCCGCCCTGTTTCCTCTGCCGGTGGAGGAATTTACAAAGGAACAGACGGCCTGAATTCCTTCGCGTTAGACGCTTCTTTTACCGGCTCAATCAGTAACGGAAGCATAAACAACAGGGTAATGGCTCAGTATAACGGCCTCAACCTGCTTATCGGAATTAATGCCGACACTGGTGCGTACAACGGAAGCGGCACCGCAAGGCACTACGCCATCAGTAAAACCACTGGAGCGGTGGTTGAGCTTCAGGCAGACGTTACGGCCCCAACCGTTACGCTCTCCTCGGCGGTTGTAAACGGTGGCTCTACAAGCTCCAGCCCTGTCTCGATGACTGCAACATTCTCTGAGTCGGTGACTGGATTTGTGGTTGGTGATATTACTGTGTCTGGTGGTTCGGCTGGCAACTTTTCAGGCTCAGGTATGGCGTACACGTTTGATGTTACACCTTCAGGTCAAGGACTTGTCTCTGTGTCGATTGCTTCTGGTGTATGTCAGGATGCGTTTGGAAACACCAACTCTGCCAGCAGCAGCTACACGTTCACCTATGACAGCGTTCAGCCTACTGTAACTCTTTCGTCAGCTACCTCTAATGGAGCATTAGTCAATACAACCCCGGTTGCTATGACGGCTACATTCTCGGAATCTGTCACTGGGTTCACCTCTGGCGATATCTCGGTCACTAACGGCTCTGTCAGCGGCTTTTCCGGCTCCGGGACGACCTACACGTTCAACGTGACGCCCTCCGGGCAGGGTGAGGTTTCTGTTTTCATTACCTCCGGCGCATGCCAAGACAGCGCAGGAAATCAAAATCAGGCCAGCTCAAGCTACGGCTTCACCTATGACAGCGTTCAGCCGACGGTTTCTCTTAGCTGCAATGATATTTCAAACGGCGGAACAACAACCTTATTGTCTATTCCTTTTACGGCTACATTCTCGGAGTCTGTAACTGGTTTTGTTTCCGGTGACGTTACTGTTTCTGGCGGAAGCGTATCTGGATTTAGTGGCTCAGGAACATCCTACACATTCAACGTAATTCCTTCTGGCCTTGGCGCAGTTTCTGTGTCAATCGGTGCAGGAGTTGCTACTGATGGTGCAGGTAATTCCAACACAGGAAGTAGCTCCTATTCATTTACTGTTATTTCTGCAGCTCAGCCTCTTATCTCACCAACGTCACCCTCGGTCGCGAAGAAGCAGATTGTAGAGATTACAATTAGTAAGAGTGAACTGGAATCTCTGTCTGGAGTTAGCCAGGCATCCTGGAAACGAATGCTGGTTGTCTACACCTCTTCTGGCAAAAAGTCAGTTGTGTGTAGTTACAAGCCAACCCCGGCTTCTCCTAAGAGCAGATTCCGGGCAAACATCAATACTACGGCCACCTATACGATGGCTAAGGTTATTGTTGTGAAAACCGATGGTTCTTCTGTGATTGTTGATAGAAGTGCTATTGACACTGCAGCTCAGTATGATGTTAGTGTAACTTAATAGTTTCGGGGGGTTAACTTCGGTTAGCCCCCTTTTATTAATCTTGTATTTACATCTTTGCATTTATTCAATAGTTTGGTAAAATAACACCAACTTATTAACCATAAGGAATTTTATTAAATGAATGCGTGGACTCCAAGAAATGTATCTGCATTGAATGCACCGGTAGTAGTCGGTGCATCTCAGACAGATGTTCCAGTCAGTACGCAATTTGGCATTACCGCCGGAGGAAGTAGGAGTATTGTAGTTGCTGCCAAGGTAAGCGGCCTAGCCGTGGGAGCTGGCGTAACTCTAAAACTTCGTTCAGCTATTGGCACTCAATCAGTTCAAGATTCTAAAACAGCATCAATTACCAGCAACGGTATGGTCTATATTAAGCTGCTTGCAGAATCTTCTAGCGACCAATCCTTTCTTCCGCTCCTGTCCCTTGGACAAGTAGTAATTTCTACTACCGCTGGAAGTGCTGTAACTGTTGATAATGTTTGGGTTCTTCAGGAAGATTAACAATGCAGGACCCAAGGCAGTTAGCCGCCGCAGTCAAAAGGCTGCAGCGACTGGAATTGCAGGAGTGCTTTGACCCAGCCCGAAAGGGAAGTAGGCCAAACGCTGCCCAGCAAGCTGTATTGGATGATATTGGTGTTATTTCTCACCGGTATGTGACCGCAGGTAATCAATCTGGAAAAAGCCAGCTGGCTGCCCGTGAGGTAGCGTGGGTTCTCACTGAAACTCACCCTAAATGGAAAAGACCCAAGGAATGGGGAGATGCTCCTCTTCAGATTCTCGTAGTAGGCCGTGTCACCAAGCAGGTAGAAGAAGTTCTGCATCGTAAAATTGTAGGATTTCTGGAACCTGACACCTACCATATACAAAGACAGGGTGGAGTCGTACAAAAACTCACCTACAAGCCTACCGGAAATACAATTCTCTACGCCTCTCACCACAATGAGAAAGAGGCTCAGGAAAAACTTCAAGGTTTCGTAGCTCACTACGTCTGGTTAGATGAAATGCCAGGCAGCGTCAAATTGCTTGAAGAACTTCATCGACGGGTACAGGCCCACAAAGGCTACTTCCTCTCAACTTTTACTCCTAAACAAATTAACAGGGATATTCAGCGACTTATTGATACTTCAGACGGATTTAATTCCAAGAAATATCAATTTAAGATGTTCGATAACCCAATCTATACAGATGAGGACAAGTTAAAAATTCTGTCCTCTCTTTCTACCTACTCAGAAGCCTACAAGAATACAGTACTTTCAGGAGACTGGCTTACAGGTGATGATATGGTGTATTTCTTTGACCGCGAAATGATGGTCAAGGACCCTCCTAATTACTCTCCTAGCTGGCGTCACGTAGAATCGAGCGACCCGGCTACTAAAAGCAAGTTCGGCTTCACTATTTGGGCGGAAGACCCAGCGACTGGCATGTGGTACTGTATCCGGGCTGATTATATCAGCGGTATTTTCGTACCATCTGAACTTGTTAAAGAAGTCCAGAAGAGAACTGCCGGTATTAACATAGTCAGACGTATCTGCGACTCCGCTAACCCCTGGTATGCCGCGACAGCCGCTACCCTGGGCCTCACCTACATGACTCCCTACCGTAAAAATGACAGAAAGGCAGACCTTATCAAGGGCCTGCAATCCGCTATAGGACCTAAGATACAAATAGCCAGCTGGTGTACTGACCTTATTGACGAATTTGAAACCTGCCGCTGGTCAGAGACCGCTGCCAACAAGATAGTCAACAGCAGTTCCTTTCACCTTCTCGATAGCGCACAGTACTTCGTGGACTGTATGCCCCGGTACGAAGGAATCCCCATGAGTACAAATTGGCAGGCGGAACTTAGACTGGCTAACGAAGAGCGTAAGAAACAAACTAAACTTACCGCACAACTTTCTTCAAATAATCGTAAATATTGGAAAATAACTAGAGGGAGAAGTCGGTGGTAGAATTTATTGTAGCTATTCATCTGGCACTTCCTGTCACTGCTCTTCTTTTCCTGGCAGCTAGAAAAGAAAGAAAAAGAGCGCAAGAAGAAAAAAGAAAACTGGCGCAACTTGTTGTTATTGCAGCCAGGGGTAGGAGGATAATGTGAAAATAAAAATATCTATTCTCTCTTCCAAGGCTCCTCCCAGTCCAGAAGAAACATGTTGTAAGGCACCGTCATTAGATGATAAAATCCAATATGCGTTGGAGTGTATGGAAGCTGACGTGAATAAGGACCAGGCCGTGGAATTTCTGCAGAAGGTTTATCACCACATTTCCTACCAGCATCCGTACACCGAAAGACACTCCGCTATAATGGAAAAATTATCCGCAGTATTCAATGATTACGGAATTCGATTTAAGGACCAGAGGGAATAATAATGGCTAAAATAGTTATCTGGACACCTGAACAGGCCAGTCAAGAGCTGCATAAGAGGCTCGCTTTCTGCATAGATTCCAGAAAGACATTTGAATATCAGTGGGAAGAAAATGAGCGTACCGTCTTCAATACTAAAGGTCGCCCATCACAGCCTAATGTCTCAGTATCTTTTGAATCTGAAGTCCAGCTAGGTATTTCAGACGTTGACGGCAGCAATCCTAACGTCGGCGTCAATTACGCTTTTAAGAATACAAGACTTATTCACTCCCAGCTCTCCGCCAATCCTCCGACAGTAGTCACTCGTCCGACAAGTAACGACCCATCTGACCGACGCAAGGCAGACGCTGCTGACAGGCTCATCAGATTCGCTATCCGTAAGTATCAGATGCAGGAGACGTTCGATAGAACCTCTCTTAATACCCTTATTTATGGTACCGGCATTGTAAAAACAATCTGGGACCCTGAGAAGGGCGATATTGTAGACTTTGATGAGACAAGTGGCGAACTTACAATGGAAGGAGATATCGACTTTACGGTACCTTCTCCTTGGGATATTTACATTGACCCGGACGCTACAAGCATTGACGAAATAAAATATGTTTTCGAAAGAATTCACATGCCTTATGAGGAAGCCCTGTATAAGTTTCCTCAGCATAAGGAAATTTTAGATAAGTACCGTCTGACTGAAGAAACTCGCAGGACTGAATACGGCACTAATAGAAACTTAAATGAGAAACGCTACGACGTAGTAGAAATTTATCAGTACTGGGAGAAGGGCCTGCCGTACAATGGCATGATTGGCCGCTTCTGCTTTATGACCCGCAATGCTGAACTCCTTAGTGATGTTGGGCCTAACCCAATGCGTTTCAGCCCGCCTAAAAACCGTGGAGTTGAAGGACTTGGTGATGGAGTAGATAAGCCCCTCCCCGCCAAGGCTGTCCTCCCTTATCATATCTTTACTGATGTAGATATTCCTGGAACTGTGTGGGGCCGGGCCGTCGTCGCCTACGAGACCTCGCTTCAGGAAACCTATAATAAGATGTTTAACGTAATGTTGGACAACCTCCATGCTCACGGTGTGGCCAGGATGATTCTTCCTGAGGGAGCAGAGATTGCAGACGGCGCAGTCACTAATAGTCCTTGGGATATCATTAAAATTACAGGTACTCAGCCACCGCATTTCATGGAACCGATGCCGCTTCCTGCCGCATTCCCACAACTTATTCAACAGGCCAAGCAGGGAATTGACGATATGGCAGGCGTTAATGAGGCCATGTTCGGACAGCAGAGCAGGGAGCAATCCGGCTTCTTAATGCAGTACGCTACTAACCAGGCTAACCTAATCAGACACCGCCTATTCAATAAGTACGTAATGATGACGGAGAGCGTATATAGATTCTACCTTAATCTTATTCGTAAGTACTGGGAAGAAAGCCGTGTTATCCATGTGTTAGGAAAAGAGAAAGCATTTGAGGCAGTTGACATTAAGGGAGCCGATATTGATGGCGGCTTTGATTTGACTGTGGAATACGGTGCCTCCCTTTCTCTGGACCCGACAACTCGACGGACCGAAGTCCTTAATATGATGCCACTTTTTGAAAAGGCTGGCATTAGTACCCGTACCATTCTTCAGATGATAAAGCTGAATGAACTCGAAGGGTTATACGATAAGGTACAGTTGGCGGCAGATAGGCAAAGAGAACTCTTTGAAGAAATGCTGGCTAAGGATATCTATATTGCTCCAAGAGACCTCCAGGACCATAAGAATATGCTGGAGTACTCCTATGAATATGTAATGACTACAGAATATAAGTATCTTCCTCC